TGCTGGAAAGAATTCTGGGCAAGAATCAAAATGCTCAAAAAGAATAAATATATCACAGGAACCTGACATGAAACCATTTGCCAAATATCTAGCAGAAAGTGAACGTACATACGATTATCGTATCAAAATGTGCGGTCGCATTCCAGACGATCTTGTGCGTCAACTCAAATCAAAACTGGATCAATTTGATCCAGCCAAATTGGGCGATGCCAAGACCACTCCCATACAAAAGATCCTTACAGACTTTCCGAACAATCAGAATGATGCTGTGACAATGTTTGATGTGAGTTTCAAGTATCCTGCAATTGAACCACAGATCAAACAGTTGTTTCAAATGCTTGGCGGCAACCCCAATCTTATTGTGATGCAAACACAGCCATATGTAGATGGACTTGTTGACGAAGCAGATCGAGTTGAAACAGAAAACAAAGACCTGTTAGCCAACACAGACTATCCAGCACCTGATGCTGAACAACGAGCACTCAAGAAAGACTATTCAACTGGTCCGTACAATCATGCTGTGTTGAAAAATGCTTACCGCAGTGATTTCACAGTGGCCGGTGGTAAGACACCTCCTGCTAAGACCACTAATGAACTTCCCCAGGGCAACACAAGCCCTATGACCAATATCAAGCGTCAACCCAAGCCCGCTACTGGCGCACAACCTCGAGGATAATTGAAATGACATTTTTTTACGACTTAAACAAAAAACTGGACGAAATTCGTGCCACACCTAGCAAAACACACGGCCAGTTGAACGAACGCGACATGAGCCGTGCTGCCAAGGGCTACGAAAAATACGGCAAAGAAGGCATGGAAGCCTTGGCCAAAGCCGGTCGTGAAGGCAAGTCATTGGATCCTATTCGCAACAAGTATGACAAGTATGACAACAAAGAAGTAGACGAAGGCATGGGGGATGCAGTCAAGAAAGTTGGCAGCATGGCCAAGAAAGTTGGCGGCGCGGTGTTAAACAAACTGGGTCACGGCAGCGATGTAGACATGATTCGTGACCTGCAACGCAAAATGGACATGCCACAAACTGGTATGAAGCCTGGTGCTGAACCTAATCCAAAGCAAGTTAAAGAAGTAACTGCTCCAATTGATTTTGACAAAGTGTTAAACGCCATTGCCGCATTGTATGGTGATGACATGTGGGAAAATGATGCTATGCAGGATCTAGCTAACGATCTTGCACAGGCTGGACCAACTGATCGCGAATTAGATTTTATCATTGCCAAAGGTCGGTTACCAAAGCGTTTGGCCAACACACAATTCTCAGCAGGCGACAATGTACAATTTGGCGAAGGAAGTTCTCCAATGACTGCCAAGCAAAAATCATTTGCCGCACTCGCTGAACCCAAAGACAAAATCACTTTTGCTGACAAGATTGCCGGCGCCAAAAAAGAAGTTGACGAAATGCTAGGTGACGTTGCTGCCGAAGCAATAAAATCAGCATTGAGTCCCAAGCAAAAGAAAATTGACATGAACAAAAATGGCAAACTTGATGCTAATGACTTTGCTATGCTCCGTAAAGGCGGCAACAAACAAGAAACTACCGAAGAAGATGATAACAATCCGTTTACATCATGGAAAAAGCCACGTGCAGAAAAACCTCGTGTTGGATCCATTGAACGTGGCCACAAGCATGATATTGAACACACTGCCACAGGCCGTAAAGTAACTCGCAGAGTAGATGACCAAGGTAATTCAGTAGGTGCAGATGATGCTGCTGATACTGAACCACAAAAGCGTGGTCGTGGTAGACCAGCAGGCACAGGCAGCAAAATGGGTGCCAAAGGACCATCAGGTCGGTCTAAACTAATGACCAAAGAAAACGACCTTGATCCAGCGGAAAAAGGCGAATACGACCAAGAAGGCGACATGGCCAAAGACAGCATCAAGACTGTGGTGCGGCATGCTCAGGCCTTGGAAAAGATTCTAGGCGACAACGACAACTTGCCAGAATGGGTACAATCCAAGTTGGCCAAGATTGAAAGCATGATGACTGCTGTGGACGACTACATGCAGAATCAAGAAGGTGACGACGAAGAAATGGCCATGGGCGAAGAGTCAACCAACAAACGTGACAACCGTGCTGAAAAGGCCGGCCGCAAAGTTACCAAAGACATTGAGTACGACGAGAAGAAGAAAGATGATATCCACGGCAAGAAGCGTGGCTCTGAAGATGCCAAGGCGGAAAAGGCCGGCAAGAAAGTTGCCAAAGATATCGAGTACGACGAAAAGAAAGACAGCAAAGAGGACAAGCCTAAAAAAGTCAAAGAGCAAGGCGGCACAGACACCCCAACAGCATCAAGCGGCTTTAGCTATGGAAAAGGCATTTACGATTCAATGAATCGCGAACTGGAAAAGATGATTGCTGAATCAATGAGCGTGAACATGAGCGACTCAACTGAGGGCGGCAAGAGCTTGACTATCACTGCTACAGATGATGATGCACTCAAACTAGCAGGACTGCTTAAAAATGCAGGACTAGGTGGTGGTGAGGGCATGGGACAAGAAATGGACCAAGGCGAAGAATCATGCGCAGACTGCGGTATGAGTAGCTGCGGTTGCGGTGATGTACATGAAACTCTGGACGAAAACAATCCAGATTGGCCAACTGACCAGGAAACCAGTGACGATGCACTACAATATTCAGGTGGGTTGAACGGTCCTAAGTCAACTGGGCAATCAACTGTACCAGTATTGGCCAGCCAAGAAGACCGTCAACACACATATGAAGATGACCAAGAACTTCGTAGAATGATGGAAATGTCTGGCATTCAACAAGATAATCTCAAGCCATGGGAACGCACCATGAAAGAAGATGCAGAAGAAGAAACTGAAGAAGAAGCCGAGGAAAAAGAACTTGAAGAAAGTTTTGAACAAACTTTAAACCGCATGCGTGGCATTGCAGGAATTAAAGAAGGCAAAAAGCCTGACTTCTTAGACATAGACAAAGATGGCGACAAAGAAGAGCCAATGAAAAAAGCTGCAAAAGACAAAGAGAAAAAAGTTGAAGAAAGTATTTTTGCTTTGACCAACCAATGGACAGCCTACAAGGGGTAAAAAAATGATGAGACCATACAGCGAACTTGCAGCCGAATTGGCACAACGCAAAGCCAATGAATATGTACCTCCAGTTATTCCTTCAGTGAGACAACAACCTGTGGAAATTCCTGGAGTGATGTATCAAAGTCGTGAACTATTTCAACCCGTGGTCAGTCAACCCAACAAGGACAACAAATGAGTCAAGCAAACGTTTATACTTCGGTGGCCAATGCCACCTGGTACACAGACAAATGTGAAATTGTAACAGGCAACACCGCAGTGACTTATAATGTTTATGCAACTGCATTGGGCACAGCTTCACCAGTGGGTAATATCTGGAGTGCAGCACCATCAATACCAGCAAACAACTCGGCACAAATTTATGTTGGTGCTGGAAATAAATTAACAGTCACTGGATCTAACTTTACTGCCGCAGAACTTGGCACAGCATCGTCTGCACAAGAAGGTGTGATTGGCTATGGTAGTGCCTGATGAGAGCACTTGAGTTCATTGCTGAAAATGGCGCTGGAAAGATTAGCAAACGCAATCAAAATGCCACTGTAGGTCTACATAAATTTCGAGACAAAAATCTTGCGGATCGTGTGTATGAACTTAATAGAATTATGATGGCAACCGCAGCTACTGATGGAACTTTTGTTCCCACAATAGACAATGAAAGTTGGGCTGGACGATATGACATTGCTGCGCCTTACACAAAAGAAGAACACAACATGCTGTTAATGGCATACCGAGCCGCTGGATCCAATTTTAAAGATCTAAACAAAGGCGATTTACACAGCCAAGAACATCCAGGAGTAAATGCCACCAGCCCAGTAACAGCATTCAAAGGCTATCCACGATGAGAGCAAGAGAATTTCTTCGTGAACAGGCTGCTATGTTGCCACCTGAGCAAGCAGATCCCATGCGTTACACATATGTAGTTCCGGGGCTGAGTGCTGCTGACCCTTATCGCAACTATAGATTTGGTGTGGCTCTTGCTCGAGCACGAAGTGATGCTGGAACAGATGGCATTGTTGATAGCATTCCAGCCTGGCATGACGAAACAGCATTTGGTGAACACGGCGTGGTAGCAGGTATGAGTCCAAACATTGCACAACTTATTGATCAAGCATTGACCATGACCAACACGCCCGGTGGCAAGAAATTGGTGTCAACTCCCGACAGTACAGAACCCAACTTTGTTGATAAAACAAGCCCCGTAAAAGCATTTGTTGGCTACCCACGCTAATTGTTTTTTTTGCTAAATAATTCAACTTAGAATTATTATGGCCAATCCACCCCCACCATACGACAACATCACAGGCATAAGCCGTGCTGTGATGAAAGACAATGCACAAGAAACCATTGGCAATTACAATGGTGTTGCTAGACCTAGTGAATTAGTAGTCAACCAACTCACACAAGATATCTATGTAGGCAACGTCAATGGAAATCTAAATTTGGTTGCATACGGATCTGGCGTTACCAGCACCACAACATTCAACCCGCAGTTTACTGACGGATCAGGCACATTTGCTGGCGGCACTGCCACAGCATCCTATGTGCGTATGGGTCCGCTGATGTTTATACATGTGTATGTGGATTTTGCAGGAGTTACCAACTTTGGCAGCACAGGATATCAGATTACACTGCCCACACCCGCACTAAACACATTTAGACTGGCCGGCGGCAGTCTGCATCAAACAGCCGGTGCTGGTTCTCCTGCCTTGTACCATATTGCTGGAATCACAGACGTCATTGACAGCACCACAGTCATGAAACTATACTATTCTGGTAGCACCACTGATCTAGTTTGGAAATTCAACACTCCGGCCACAGGCGCCTGGCAATCAGGCGCACACTTTGATCTTTCTGGCACATATCAAATAGCATGATAAAAAAACTCTTCCTACTCTTACTCATCGTACCCGTGCTGGCCATTGCACAACCCCGACAAAAACCCGGTGTGACCTATGACGCACAAATCACCAGAGTCATAGACGGTGACACAGTGGCTTTTCAAGCAGACTTCTTGCCTGCTCCACTCAAAAAAGAACTTTCAATCAGAGTGTTTGGTGTGGACACCCCTGAAAAAGGACATCGTGCTCAGTGTGCTAGTGAAGCACAGCGCGGCGAAGCAGCTTCAGCATTCACTAAAGCAGCCGTTGCTCAGGCTTCACAACGTCAGGTTGTACTCATGGACTGGGACAAGTATGGTGGCCGTGTGCTAGGAGATGTCTTGTTAAACGGACAGAGCCTGCGTCAAATGCTTATTGCACAAGGTTTTGCCCGTGAATACTACGGCGAAGCCAAAACATCTTGGTGTAACTAACCGCCAAACAACAAAATGCAGACAATCAGAATAATGACAATACAAAATATCTTAAAGATAGTGTTTGCAGGATTGTGTTGCGCAGGTATTAGTTTGGCTTATGCAAACGACTACCATAACACCCAAGACGAATGGTGCAATCCTAGATTTTGCTGTCCTCCAGAAACCCCGACAACAAAAGCACAGCTCATCCAAATACACCTGTAAATACAGGATGAGCAATTTCTATTGTGCCGCTCCGTGGCGTGGCCTACATATCAATCCCCGTGGCGATGTTAAAACCTGCTGTGCTGGCAACCCCAACATGCTGGGCAACCTCAATACCCAAACAATTGAACAAATATTAAATTCCAATCTCATGTCAGAGATACGCACCAGTTTGGCCCAAGGCAAGCCGCATGAATACTGTTCTAACTGTGTGCGAGCCGAACGCTTTGGTGCTGATTCAGAACGTCAATGGCACAACAATGTAAATCCCAACTTTGATTATGCCACAGCCGGAGACCAGTATCACTATCCTGTGATTGTGGATGTGCGTTGGAACACCACATGCAATTTGAGTTGTAACTATTGCGGTGAGTCATGCAGTTCAAAATGGGCCAGCATTAAGGGTATTCCATTCAAGAGTGGTGCAAGACCTTACTATGATTCAGTATGCGATTTTATTGAACAACACTATGAACACATACACGAAGTAGCACTTGTGGGTGGCGAACCGTTGTTGCTGCCAGAAAACAATCGATTGTTAGATGTCATACCCAAGGATGCCATAGTCACGCTGATCACAAACTTGAATGTGGACTTGGATTCAAACAAGATATTTCAAAAGTTATCAACACGCAATCGAGTAGGTTGGTCAATGAGCTTTGACAATATAGGTGAGCGAGTGGAGTATGTGCGACACGGTGCCAGCTGGGCGTTAATCAAAGAAAACTTGAGTAAGATCAAACACCTAATGACTACACACGGTCAATGGGGTGGTATACATGCGGTATACAACATATACAATGCCACACGCATTTGTGAGTTAAGACAGTTTGCTGAAGATACAGGAACCACAGTGCTGTGGCAAAACTTGTTTCAGCCTGAATACCTTGATCCGTTCTTGCATGGTGCAGGTGTGGCACGGGAAGCTATAGCAGAGATTGAACGCTTCTATGCTATGAACATTGCTACCCCTGCTGAACGACAGTTCTTTGACAATGCATTGGCCACCTATCGTGACAGATTGAGTGAGAACAAAGTCAGCAAAATTGACACAGCATTTTTCAAACACATACACGATAACGAAACTCGATATCATCCAGACAAAGCTGGAGAGTTTGAACGCTTATGGCCGGAGTTGGCATTCCTATGCAAGTAACACCTGTTGATCAAGACAACAATCTGTTTGCAATCACGGATGTGTTTCCACAACCGTTGGTGGATCAAATAATTTCTACTGATTGGATGACACTACCATGGCAACGCCAAGAAGGACAAGAACTATGGTCGCGCAGACGCATAGATAATGCAGCACTGTCTTGGGGGCATGAATGGGACCAAATTTGTCAACAGCTTTGGCCCATTATAGGACACGCTATCGGATACAAAGTTCAGAACTATCAAGGCACTGCATGGTGGGTTGATGAACCAGGATTTACTTGCTCCATGCACACTGACGGCGAAATGCCCGGCGCCATGCAAATGACTTGGATTGGCGCTGTCAATTTAGGTACTGCATTTTATCATTACAAACAGCCAGATGCACTGCGACATCAGTTTGAAGTGCTGCCTAATACAGGATATGTTATGATTAATTGTCCAACTGATGGATATAGAAAATTGCAATGGCATGCAATGTTGAATCCAGTTCCTGCTGACCAATTCCGAGTAAGCAGCTATAGTTGGATAACTACAATATGATTTCTCCAAAAAGTAATTTAGAAACAGTGCTGGTCAAAGCACCGCACAGGGTTGAAACATATACTGAGCAAGAACTAACAGAGTTTGCAATGTGTGCTGATCCTGTGACTGGACCGCTGTATTTCATGGATAACTTTTTCTTTATTCAGCACCCCACACGCGGCAAGATGTTGTATCATCCTTTTGACTATCAAAAACGACTGATCCATACCTATCACAATTACAGATATTCGATATCCTTGATGCCTCGACAAACAGGCAAGTCAACATCTGCTGCTGGCTACCTGTTGTGGTATGCTATGTTTGTGCCAGACTCCACAATTCTTATTGCCGCACACAAATACACAGGCGCACAAGAAATCATGCAACGTATAAGATATGCTTATGAACTGTGCCCTAACCACATTCGAGCAGGTGCTACTAGCTATAACAAAGGATCAGTAGAGTTTGAAAACGGCTCACGCATTGTGAGTCAGACCACAACAGAAACAACAGGTCGGGGTATGTCAATATCCTTGCTGTACGCTGACGAATTTGCGTTTGTGCGACCCACAATTGCCAAAGAGTTTTGGACTTCAATTTCGCCCACACTGGCCACTGGTGGTAAAGCAATTATCACAAGTACTCCCAACTCAGACGAGGATCAATTTGCGTTCTTGTGGAAAGGTGCTAACAAGACAGAAGATGAGCACGGCAACACCACAGAACTTGGCATCAACGGATTCCGAGCATTTAGATCATACTGGCGCGAGCATCCTGACCGCGGGGACGAGTGGGGTGCAGAACAGTTGGCTCAGCTGGGCGAAGAACGTTTTCGCAGAGAGATGGATTGTGAATTTGTTATCAATGACGAAACACTAATAGCACCTATCAAACTGATGGATTTAGAAGGTGCAGAACCCATTCACAGAACTGGACAAGTACGCTGGTACAAGACTCCCACTAAAGATGGCATGTATGTTGTGGCATTAGATCCCAGCTTGGGCACAGGTGGCGATCCTGCTGCCATACAAGTTTTTGACGCTAGAACTACAGATCAAATTGCTGAATGGCGCCACAACAAAACTGACATTCCCACACAGATACGAATTCTTGCAGATATCATTAAAGAACTGCATGCGGTAGTTCAAGATGAAAAAAGCATTTATTTCTCAGTGGAAAACAACACCATTGGTGAAGCTGCCTTGATCAGCATAGCAGAATATGGCGAAGACAACATTCCAGGATACTTTCTCAGCGATAATTCAGTTACAGGCTCCACAGGGCGCAGATTCCGCAAGGGCTTTAACACCACAAACAAAAGCAAAATCACAGCCTGTAACAAGTTCAAAATCTTGGTAGAGTCTGGTCGTATGAAAATTAACTCAAGACCCTTGGTATCAGAACTCAAAACGTTTGTGGCCATGGGCACTAGCTATGCCGCAAAACCCGGCGAAACTGACGATTTGGTCATGGCCAGTTTGCTGGCGGTGCGCATGCTGTTGTTGTTGCAAACCTACCACTCAGACTTGGACACACACCTAAAAGACCACGGAGATATGATTGTTGAGCCGTTTCCATTCATATCAATGATGCGCTAAATAACAAACTATGGCTATAGAAAACATTTCTCAAGACGTTGCTGACTTGCTGGCAACCAAAGACTACGACGTCAAATACACAGACGGACAAGGGCAAGACTCTTCACCAGACGAAGCCAAAACGTTTGCGTTTGACTGGGTTGCAGGATCCGGAAAAAACTACGGCACAGTAGTAATTGTACTAGGTGACGAAAACGACCTACAGTTGTTCTTTGGAGACAACCTAGGCAAGACCATGGAAAATCCTCAGGACAAACTGGACTGGTTTGGCTCTGAACGTGAAACAGGCTTTTTACCCGAACTCAAGAACTTTGCCACACAGCACAGATACACATTCAGTCCCAAAGACATCAATCAACTCAAACATACCATGCAAGGTATGGCAGCTATCAAAGAAGGCCTATTCGAAGGCTACTATGGCACACGCAAAATCAGCTATGTGGGTGAGCAAACAGAAGCCAGACTGGTGATTAAACACAACCGAATGATTGGCGAAGATGACAAACGCTATCGCTATGTGGAAAGTTTGTTCATTGAAACAGCCGAAGGCGAACGATTCAAACTGCCATTTGTGAAACTGTCAGGTGGCCGAGCCATGCTGGAACACGTGAAACAAGGTGGCAGACCTTACGACATTCGCGGGCAACACATCAACGAAATTGTAAGCGAAATGGCTGTGTTGAGCAGATTCAATAGAGCCAGCCAACAACGAGTGTTTGAAGGCGTAACACAAGAACTGGTAGAAACTGCACAGCACTACTATAGTGAACTGCGCGGAAATCTACAGCACATGGCCACAGGCCGTGGATACACACAATATTTTGAATCTTGGACGCCAGCAGACATTGGAGATGAAACTGCCTTGGTAGAAGATCTTAAGACCATGTTTATTGAACAAACATTAGACGCCAGAATAGAGGCTGCATTGCCCACACTGGCCAAAATACAACAACGAGGAACCGCTATGAAAGAAGCACAAATTTTTGAAAACTGGATAAACAACATCATGGAAGGCACATGGGCCTTGCCAGATACACCAGAAGCACAAGCCAAACTAAACGAACTCATGAGCCAAGAACTCATTGTTGGTCCAGATGCTACCAATGCCACACAACAACTGTATGATGTCATCGGCGATGATCGATTGTTTGATATCCTGGGTGATTTGGCCGAACAAGATCCTCGTGCTAACATTTGGGATGACACAGATGTGCAAGCCAGACTGCAAGAACTTGGCATTCAAATGAACACCACACCTGATGCTGAACAACAACAGCCAGTGGCACCTGCTGCTGGCCGACAAGCACCAGGCACTACTCCTGAACAAGGCGTGGCAGAAGATCAGTTGGCTGAATTGAGTCCAGCAACATTGAGTAGTTATGGTAGAAAAGCAGCTGGCCAAGCAGGTTGGGCACACGGCGTAGCATCAGCAATTAAAGGACCAGAAGGCGACCAGTATGCCAAGTTCCAACAAAAACGAGCTGCCGGTGTAAAACAAGCAGTCGGCAAAGGAGCCAATGTTAACATGGGCAACGTAGAGCCGTATGATTGGGCAAAACAAGGCGGCTATGGTGACGCTAACAATCCAGCCATGAGAAAAAGAGGCGTGGCAGAAGATCAGTTGGATGAGCTGAGTCCCAGCACACTCAGCAACTATGTAAACCAAGCAGTTGATGACGTAGCCGACCGTAGCAATAGTACCGGATTTCGTAAAGGGGCTAGAGTTGCAAGTCAGGCATTTGCAGGTGGAAGCAAAGAACCTGGACGATTTGAAAAAGATCCTAAGATTGCCAATCGCAAAGTTGGTATCAGTCGCGCTATAGGCAGAATGGCAGAAAACACAGAACTCAATGACATGCTGAAATATGCTGGTGTACCTATATCTGAAAGTCGTATTCATGAAAATTCTGAGTACACCCATGAAATAGTTGCCAAGACGTTGGCACGCGAAAAACCAGGAATGGCAACACTTAAAACCAGCAAAGATTTTTATAATGCAGTATATCATGAATTGATTGCTATTGGGATGACACCAAGATCTGCTCGCAATTTGATTTCGTATGACGAGGATTTTATAGGCGATGTAGCAACATCATACAACCACTATCAATCCAATCCCGGACTAGACGAAGACAATGTTAGCATAATGCCCGAAGGCGCAGCCGTTGATGCATACATGGCAGGCAAGAGTCCAGCAATTGCGCATTTTGCAGACCAACTAGACAAAAACACAGAAATAAAAGAAGGTTCATGCAATGCAACCATGGAAGGTGAATACTGTCCAGAACACGGCCTAACCGAATGTGGCATGTACGAAATGGGCACAGTGGCTGGTTCAGTGGCTCCTGTCATGGGAGAACAGCAAGAGGCTTACTATGAAAGCAAAGCTGACAACGCACTTTTGGCAAGAATAAAATCACTGGCTTTGTTAAAATAACACAATAGGCAATCATGCATGAGGTAGCACTATTGCCCGGCAGCGATCCTAATATTTTTGAATATCCCAGCTGGTTACCCATAGTTCAGAATCAACAGTCGACCGAACTATGGGTTTACTTTTGGTGGGTTGATTCAAAAAAACTCAAGCAGTACATAAAAACTCACTTAGTAAAAAAATTAGTTTTCTACGATGTATTTCACGCTCACCCAGCAACACCCCCTGAATGTCTTGCGTTAGTTGAGCATTATCAAAAAATCATACCAACTGTATTATTAACAGCTTGTAAAACACCCATTCCTGGCATAAAAAATCTGTTGCATTATGATTTCTACTGGAATCGAACTAAATCTGCGTATCTTGACCGTCGGCCTACATGGAAACAATTGCCGCCCGAAAATTACAATCAATGGCCTATAGAATTGGCTAGACGGCCCGGTGCACTGCTTTCTTTGTACGGCAAAAACAATTGGCCAATTAAACAACATTTATACTATCAAGTAAAACATCTTTCTGGCTACCATAGCGGACAACTTGCATCAGCAAGTTTACCAAGTGAAACTGGAGTTACAGACCTTGAGAAATTGATGGCAGCACCACCTGCTAGAAAATATTTTGACAACACATACATATCAGCACAAGTTGAGTCATTGTGTAAAGGGCCCACTGTGCTGTATTCGGAAAAAACTTATGATCAGCTAATCCAGGGAAGATTTGTGATGAATTTTGGTCCAAGGTATTTTTATCGTACTCTTGTGAATGATGGATGGAAACTACCTATTGGAGTAGATTACAGTTGGGATGACGTAGAAGATCACGACGCTGATTCACATATAGTTGCCACGGAACCTAGATTTATGGCCTATATCAAAAGTTTGGTAGAGTTGGCATCAAACATAGAACAACTGCACGAGCTGTTTGTAGCCAATGTTGATGTGTTTGCTCATAATCAACAACAGCTTCGGCAAAAGCCTTATGATATTATTAGTTTAGAACAACTTGCTCATAAATACTCTTGACACCAAGGCAAATAGCGCATATACTACATGGTGTATGCGCTTTATTGTTTGTGCGTCACAGGCAACAAAGATCTAATTTTAGATAGGCAACACATAGGCAACTTTTTAAGGAGAAATAAACTATGGCATCTTTAGCAGAAATCCGAGCAAGACTACAGGCAGCTGACACAAAAGGCAACTCAAACCAAGGTGGAGGCGATCGAGCAATTTATCCACACTGGAACATGGAAGAAGGTCAATCGGCCACACTACGCTTCCTACCTGACGGTAACACAAAAAACACATTTTTCTGGGTCGAACGAGCAATGATCCGACTGCCATTCAATGGCGTCAAAGGAGAGATGGAATCAAAACAAGTATTTGTACAAGTACCCTGCGTGGAAATGTGGGGAGACGCCTGCCCGGTACTGGCAGAAGTTCGTACTTGGTTCAAGGACAAGAGCCTTGAAGACATGGGTCGTAAGTACTGGAAGAAACGTTCATACCTGTTCCAAGGTTTTGTGCGTGAGAATCCCATCTCCGAAGACAAAACTCCGGACAATCCCATCCG